TTAAGAATCAGATCGAAGGCTTAATGAACGATCTAATCGCAAAACGTGGTATCTACGATTATCTAGTTGTGTGTGATGAATCAAATAACACAGCAGCACGAATTGATCGTAATGAACTGTACGTAGATATTGCGATTGAGCCAGTTAAGGCTGTGGAATTTGTGTACATTCCAGTACGCATTAAGAATACTGGTGAAATTTCAGCAGGTTTATAATATAATAAAAGTTGTATTATAATTTAAAGGGGCCGTAAATGGCCCCTTTTTTTTGTTTGGGTGGTTTGCATAAATAATAGCATATACTTTAATTAGGAGAAACAATAATGGCGGTTTCATCATTAACTAGAATGACAGTACCTTTATCGAGCGATCAGTCAAGCTCAACTCAAGGTCTATTAATGCCAAAGCTAAAATATCGCTTTCGCATTATTTTTGAAAACTTTGGTGTATCAACACCACGCACAGAATTAACAAAACAAGTAATTGACTTTGCTCGTCCAAGTGTATCGTTTGATGATATGACCATTGACATTTATAACTCAAGAGTGCGCCTAGCAGGCAGACACACCTGGGAAGATACTACAGTTAACCTACGTGACGATGCAGGTGGCAATGTGCAAAAATTAGTAGGCGAACAACTACAGAAACAATTTGATTTCATGGAAATGAGTTCAGCAAGTTCTGGTATTGACTACAAGTTTATTACACGTTGCGAAATCTTAGACGGCGGCAATGGCGCAAATGAACCAACTGTACTAGAGACTTGGGAACTATATGGTTGCTACCTAACCAGCGTTAACTACAACGACTTAGCATATAGCGAAAGTGCTCCTGTTACTATGGGATTAAACATTCGCTTTGACAATGCACTACAAACTCCGCTAGAAACCGGGTTAGGTGTTAATGTAGGACGTACACTGGGCACAGTAGTAACCGGCTAATAAACCATGTCATTTGGTAGTCAACTGAGCAGTATCTTTGGTGGATTCACCAAAGGACTATACCAAGGGCTGTTCGGTACCGACACAGTCAAAGATTACAAACATGCAAGTAAAACGTTCTTGTCGGACGGCTATTCTCTTGCGCCACAATCCAAATTTCTTTATCATGTTTATTTTAATTTAAACACTGCTCAAATATCTGGTTTAAGGAATACCATGGGATCTGCCAAAGATCTCAGTCAATTGGGAATGATGGTTAAAACCGCCGAACTTCCGTCTTATTCCATGGAAGTTGACACCTTAAATCAGTATAATCGAAAGCGGTATGTGCAACAAAAAATAAACTACAGACCAGTCTCTATTTCGTTTCATGATGATGGTAGTGATTTAATTCGCAGCATGTGGTATAACTATTATACCTATTACTTTTCAGATGCTAGACACAGCTATGACGGTATTAGCACAGGAAACAGTACTGGTAACCTGAGCAACGGACCATTTGATTTTAATCGCAGAGACATCTATGACGATTTGCGCAGTATACATGATTGGGGTTACAATGCTGAAAGTGAAACTGGCGGATATAAACCCAACTTCTTCAGGGATATCAGAATCTACGGATTAAACAGAGGCAATTTTGTGGAATATACTCTGATTAATCCAATTATCACTGATTGGAATCACGATACATTTGATTACGCAGATGGTGGTGGGACCATGACCAACCGAATGACACTACAATATGAAACAGTTAAATATCGTCGTGGAAAAATTGGGACACCTGGTGATAGTGAAGTTCGCGGCTGGGGTGATGATGCAAACTATGATAGCAGTCCAAGCAAACTGAGTCAGGGCGGGAGCACGACGAGTATTTTTGGTCAGGGTGGTCTACTTGATGCAGGCTCTAGTGTTATTTCTGATTTACAAAATGGAAATCCACTGGGTGCTATTTTAACTGCTGGAAGGTCATATGAAACATTTAAAAATGCTGATCTGGGAAGTATATTAGCCGAAGAGGGCGTACAGCAGATTGTAACACAAGGTACAATATTAGCACAAAATCAAACAGTACAGAACAGTGTGTCAAATTTTATTTTTTCTAAACCAGATACCAGCTTAACTGGAACAACACCACTGGGCAGTTCTACCACACAAAGCAATGGTGGGTTTACTAGTGCAACAAATTGGAAAAATCCAAATCTAACTGCACAACCAGTAAACACACGCACTTTACAAACTTATAATATACCAACGGATGTTCAAAGTAACGGAACTACCGCCAACTGGCTTCCTGAAAATTATTTCTCAGATGAAGATTTGGGCATTGGAGGTCCAAGAAATCTTCCACCGATAACTTCACCGAGATAAAACTATTATGGCAAGTGTTAACGTACAAAAATCATCACAACAAACCAAGATTTATGACACATACTATGATGTGGAACTTGTGATATCCACGCAGGAATATGACATAGTATATTCATATTTTAAAAAAGTCATGAATGAAGATGAAGAAGTAGCTAAAAACTTCACAGCCAGTATTTTTAAATTGTCAAAAGATACTGGCATTAGTGCGCTAACCTATTTGGAAAATCTCAAAGGACAGGACGCAGTTCAACTAAGTTTAACCATGACATATTATCTGAATCAGGTTCGTTCAAATTCAACATTGCTGGGTGTTGGTCAAATAATAACACCCAATTTTTATGCAGCACGCAATGTAGTGAGCTAACATGGCACGAACTAAATTCTCACAAGGAGTTTATGAAGTTCGTAATGCTAACAAATATGTAGGCAAAGGCAAACCTCGTTATCGTAGTAGCTGGGAACTTTCATTCATGCATTTTTGTGATAATAATGAACACATTTTACAATGGGCAAGTGAAGCCATCAGCATTCCATATCGCAATCCACTGACGGGAAAAGCCACGCAGTATGTTCCGGACTTTTTTGTTCTATATCGAACAAAAAACAACAAACAAGTAGCTGAACTGATTGAAATCAAACCCAAAGCACAGTCCATGATAACTGAAAAACAAAATACCAATCAACGTGCTGTGGTAGCAGTAAATCATGCCAAATGGGAAGCCGCACGGGCCTGGTGCAAACGAAATAAGTTGATTTTTCGTGTAATTACTGAAGACCAGATTTTCCACCGCTAAATATTTTCATGACTCGTAAACTTGAAGAACTTTTTGATTTGCCACCAGCGTCTGCTAATGAAGAAGTGGACAGTGTTGATGAACCTGAAGAATCATTTGGTGTCCCGCAAACCTACGAAGGCTACAGCAATTTAGAAAAGATTGATGCGGCGTTACCTGCTGTTAAAAATCTCGAAGCATCTGATAAAGAAATGGATCAACTTGCCGAAACCGCAATGAAAACATATCAAGACTTAGTTGATTTGGGTATGAATGTTGAAGCACGCTTTAGTTCAGAAATTTTTTCAGTTGCAAGTTCGTTACTTGGGCATGCAATTACAGCTAAAACTGCTAAGATGAATAAGAAACTTAAAATGATTGATTTGCAGCTAAAGAAGGCAAAACTTGATGCGGACAGAGGCGACAGCGAAAGTGGCGAAACAGCAACCGGGCACATTCTTGATCGCAATGAATTGTTAGACAAACTATTGAATCCAAATAAGAACAATGACGCATAAATATACTTAACTCAGGAGTTAAGTAAATGCGCTCGCTAACAGAATTTTTAACAGAATCAAAAAAATCCTACACTTATCGTATTAAAATCGCAGGTGATCTGCCCAAAGAACATGTGGATTCACTTAAAAAACTTTTTGCAAAGTTTGATATGACTAACATGAGTGATATCAAAAAAACACCAGTTATGAAATGTCCATATGACTTTCCAGATTTGGAAAACGAATCAGTAAACATCATGGACGTTACTTTTGATTATCCAGCAAGTTCATTACAGCTACAAGAACTAATGCAACCACTGGGTATTAGCCCCAATCGGGTTAAAATCATGAGCAACACGTTTGCAGATAGTATCGATATTGAGGCTGAATTAAAAGAACACGAAGGCGCATTACTAGATGATGCAAGCCTCCCTGAAACCACAGCAGAACAAAAAGCAGCTGGTGAAGAATATGCTAAACCTGGCGAGCAACGTGCATCTGAAATGGAAACACGTGAATATGATTTTGATGCTCCAAAAACTCCAAAAGCGCAAACCACAAGTGATTTACCACAGGGCACAAAAAGCCCAGTAGGAAGTTAATCGCAATGGATTTATATAACATCATGGAAAATATCAAACGAGTAATGGAGGCTCCAGACGAGTATTGCAAACGTCGCATGGACCAAGTGCCGTTGCCGATCGATGATCATAAGTATGATCCTATCCGCAAATACATGGACACTCCTGTGCCAGAAGGTTCAAATCATTGGAAACCAGATTGTGATAATCTAGTGTGGGTTCCAGCAACAAAAGAGGCTTCTGATTGGTATTATGAAGCAGCTGGACATCTAGCTCTCAGAAACATGAAATTAAAGCACGGACGATTAGCTAACATTAGCGGTACAGAAAAATGGAGAGTATTGTACATGCAACTTCTGGATGCAATTAATGAAAATCCTAAATCTAGAAAATGGTACAATCAGTATGATGGTGGAGAAATAATTGAAATTGTTAAACATGTTGCACAGGCTGTTGCTGAAACATATGTGGAAGCCTTAGAAAAAAAGGAAGTCACTGGGGGTGAGGTTATAGAAGCACCCAACTACCGCGATTATTGGGTCGCCGAGGAAGAATTACTAGCACAGATGTTAGAAGATCTGATGTTTGTTATACCATCGCCCGAAGATGTTGCGAGACAACACGGCAGAACTATAAAAAAAGAAACTAAAAACGAAGATATGAATGAGGCAGCCA